CATACAACTTGATTTTGGCATCAATTAAAACTTCACTTGCACTAACGTTATCTAAATTTTTTGCGGCTCTCTCGGCACATTTGTTGATTTTATCAACATTAAATTCTTCTAGTCTGCCATTTCTTTTTTTTACTTTCACGTGTAACCTTTTGTTAGATTTTTATATTAACATTATAATTTAATTATATAAATATATTTACGATTTTTTGTCGTAAACATACATACTATATATACAGAATTTTTTAACCAATATCAACACTATCTTCGTTATTATATGAATTTTTATTGTTCAGTTGGTCGTACTTGGATTTTAAAAGATTCTTCGCACCATTGTCAGAATCATTCATTTCCACCATTATTTCCGCACCCTTTGTACTTTGCTCATCATATATTTCAATAACACCCGAAGATGTGTCTACTCTACTTGGAAAAGTCATGCCATCTGCTCCAAAACGATTTTTGATAACATGAAATCTTCCTGTATTACTAACCTTGTCAGTTGCTTTTCTCGACAAACTAATTACAAAGTCTGCCGTCATTATTTTACGATAACTATCCGCAACTTTTTGTGCTTCAATAATATTATCATCCAATGACGAACGACTTGCCTGAGATGCCGTCCATACCGGAACTCCGAGTTCGCCCGCAAGGCCTCGTAAGTCCTCATAAATACCACCTTGTTCTACATAGGTATTTGCATTATTAGATACTTTACCAGGAGATAAAATATCTGCATAATCAATTACTACCATATCAACAGGATACCCCATTGTATTTGCTAAATTTGCGTGTGCAAGAATTGTACTAACTCCTACACTTTTTGTTGGATATTCTTTAATAAGAAGTTTTCCTTTGATAGTTGAAACTACATTTTTAACTTTTTCTTCGTGATCCATAATATCTTGGAACGGAATTCCTGTGAAGCAACTATCGTAACGAAGTCCAACATAACACTCATTAAGTTCTAAAGTATAATGCAATACATTTTTACCACTTTGCATTGCTGATTTACCAAGTGATGCCAGACACCAACTTTTACCACCCCCCGCACTACTGATAATAACACCAAGTTCTCCGGGTCCTAATCCACCATTCGTTAAATCGTCAATTACTTCCCAACCAGTATTAATTGTATCACGGGCAGTTTCAGACATTCTTAAATCAATGTCACGTGCATAATCGTGACCAATATCACGTTCTGTTCCTGCTTTTAGTGCATCATCTACAATTCGTTTAATGGAGTCGTATTGACCACCTTTAAGAAAGTCAACACTTTGCATAATTGCATTTTTAAGTTTTTGATTTTTACAAAAGTTCAAAAACTCATTTTTAACAAACTCCGCATCATTTGTGTCAACTTGTGTAAATATACTTCTAAGTTGGTCAACGATTGCGGCCTTTAATGAATCAATGTTTACATCATCACACTTAATTTTAAATACATCAAGTGTAGTTGTTCTTTTATACTTATCGTAGTGCGTTAAAATTTCATCTACAATCCATTTATGTGCTTCACTTTCCCAATATTCAGTTTCAATGATATCGTGAGTTCTTTCCAAGAACTTTTTATCGTCAATTAAAGCACGAATGGTTTTACTTTGAAATGCAGTACCGAACTTTTGTAGAGTATCTACATTATTATTTGTCTCCGTCATATATTAAAATAGATTATCAAATGATTGGAATCCAATCAAGACTTTTTTTAAAAAAATTACGATTGTGAAGAAATCGCATAGTTATTCAGAATTGTCCACGTTTCCATTAACCAAGTGTGGTGATTTGGAAATGCGGCCCACAATTGATCTTCGGCAAATTTTTTACTAAATTCAAACTTGTTTAATTCTGTTACCGGTGAATCGACATGGTCGAATATTTTTGTCTGCATACTTGCAGGAAGAATAGAATCTACCAATTGCATCAAATCATAATTTCGTTTCAACAAACTTTGATTTTCTTCTTTAAGAAAATTTTTATACAATGGCATTTCTTTTTTCTTTTCTTCGGAAATTTTTAGTAAATCATCAACTGATAATTTTGCTTCTGTTGATAATTCAGGAAATGCAGTTTTTAGTTTTTTCTCACCGACACCTTTCATTCCCTCTATATTATCACCCCGGTCTCCATCTATTGTTCTGTACAATAAAAAGTTATTAGGATGTATTCCGTATTCAAGTGATACTTTTTCGGGAGTGTAAACCGTTCTTTTAGTAGGACTATAAACCGTTACGTCTTCGTCTACAAGTTGGAGGAAATCCTTATCGGTACTCATTATAGTACACTGTTTGCCAAGTCCACTAAAATAAGAACGAGCAAGTAATGCTATAACGTCATCTGCTTCTACATTATCCATGCATATAGTAGTAACAGGAAGCATATTCAAGTATTGTATCAATTTAACTATCTGAAACTTCATTGAACTTGATTCTTCGGTTTGATCCAAGTCTAAACTCAATGCACGATTTACCCGAAACCGAACATTCTTTTTCATTTTATAGTCGGAAAAAATTTTGCGTCTTCTTGCACTTCCACCCTTTCCATCAAATATAACAATACATCGTGTGGGTTTACGTAAACGAATTGCGTGTCCTATGCTTTTGAGGAAACCAGTGTAACCACCTATGTGATCACCATTGTCGTTAGTGGTTGGATACATACTCCAAACACGCATAAATGTATTCATACCATCAATTAAAAGGGTATCAGAATTTATATTCCGGTCTACATCCAGTTCTTCTTTTTGTTCCTGAGAGAATTCTTGAAATAAACTAAATATCTTTTTTTTATCACTCATTTGAAACAGATGCTAATTCTGCGTCTTCGATTTCTGCATTATCCGTGAATTCAACATCTTCATCTACTACACTGTTTGCTGATTCATATTCCATTATGATGTTATCGCATATATGTTGATATAACTCTTTTTTGAGATTTTCATCCTTTAGCATTTCTGGAAATTCTTTTGCCATAAACTTATAGTCTTTTCCGTTGGAATCTGTAAATGAATAATACGCACCACCTTGTTTTAAAACTTTATATGTTTTCAATGTTGTTATCCAACTTCCGACATCATCAACACCACGATTAAAATAAATTTCAAACGATGCTTTTCGTTGTGGAGGACCCATTCTATTTTTTACAATAGTTGCTTCACACTTTCCACCGATAACTTCTGTGGTTGCACCCTTTTTAATTTGCCCCATACTTTTCAGACGAATACGAACACTTGCGTGAAACGCAATTGCTTTTCCACCACTCGTTGTCCACGGATCACCAAACATAACTCCCATCTTTTGACGAAGTTGGTTTGTGAATACAAGTGCAATTTTTTGTCTACCAATTGTGGAAGTCAACTTACGCATTGCTTTACTAATTAAAATTGCCTTGGTAGTTGCGTAACCATCTTTTGCATAATCTGCCGCCATTTCAATTTTAGTTGAAGCTGCTGATACACTATCTGTTACAATTGTTACAAGTTTATCTTTATTTGATTTGCGTACCGTTGCTATAATATTGTCAATCGTTGCAAAAATATCTTCAACCGTATCAACATGAACATACAATAATTTTTCGGTATCAACACCAATTGCTTTTAGGTACTCAATGGATACACTTGTTTCGGTATCAATTAATACCGCAACACCCCCCTTCTTTTGAGTTTCTGCGAGAATATGACCCGATACTAAACTTTTTCCACTTTGTTCAAGTCCGGTTAGTTCTGTGATTCGTCCTGTTGGAATTCCACCATTCGGACGATTTGATATTGCCAAATCAAGTAAACTACTACCTGTTGGAATCCAATCGGAAATTAAAGAAGGATCATCTCCTTCATTTAAAAAGAATGCTACTTTACCTTCATCCTTATATGCAGAGTTTAGACTTTCTGCAAGTACAGATGCTAAGTCTTCTGATTTTGTTTTTTCTTCTTTTTTTCTTGCCATAAATATTAAATGTTTAAAAGGGTGAGGGATTTTTGCCCCTCACCCTTTATTATTACTGCTTGAATAACTCTTCAAACGCAGCCTCTACATCTTCAGTAGATGTTGCATTTGGTTTACTCTTTTCAGAGGTAGGACTTGCCTTGACTTCTGTTTGTGTTTCTTCAACAACAACTTGCTTATTGGAATCGGAAGATTGGTTATCTACCGATTCGGGTGGAGGTGCATCTTCTTCTGATTCACCACTAACCCATTTTTCAAGAGCATCTTTCAATTCATCATAACTAAGTTCTTGATAAATCTCTGTGATTTCTGCTTGGTTATTAGCAACTCCGTCAACAATATTTTTGTTTTCGGATATTGGTGATGTGTTGGGTTTAACACGGATGTTTGTTTTTGGAAATGATCTTCCGGCCTCTTCTGCGGAAAGAAATTCTATTGTAATGTCTCTTCCGTTAGTTGCATCGGTAATGTCTCCATAATCGGGATCTGCGATTACACCGAGAAGTTCTTGATAAACTTCTTTACCAAAACCCCAAAACCGAACTCCTTCTGCTTCTTCACCACGAACGATGACAGGAACGAAAGTTCTCATCTTTGGCATTAGAGAACGTCCCATGCGATAATCATCTTTGTCTCCACTGCGAGTCAACTTTTCTGCAAACTCTACAATTGGATCAGGACGACCAAAAGACTTGGGAGAAAGATAAGTCCGATTGTTGATTCCATAGTGGAAAAACAACTCGATAAACGGATTATCTGGTTGATGCTTGTATGGTACGATACGAACCTGTTGCTTACCAGGTTGAGGTTTCCATTGATAATTCTTACGATTATTTGTCTGTGACAAATTATTTAATTTTGCTTTGATTTTATCTAGGTCAATTGCCATTTTTTATTCCTTAATTTAGTATTTGTTATTATTATTCTTAATATAATACAACTCGTTTTGAAGTTCGTCAATCAGAATTGTGTACATCAAGAAGATTTTCCGCCATTTTCAACGAAATTGTAAAAGTCAGAAGCAATTTCTAATACTTCTTGTGTAGTTGGGAGTGGTGGTATTTCCAGGGGAATATTTTCAAATCTGGCACGACTTTCCAACTCTTCTTTTTCCATGTGCCATGTTTCCCATACCATCTCTTTTGCATTTTTTAACACTTCTAATCGAATGCCGTAGGCATCGTATTTTTTGTCTTCATTACTCATTTTTTTAATTATTATTTAGTCAATTTTAGTTACTATATATAAATATATTTTACTTGAATTTTATGTTAATTTCAAGGTAAATAATTTAAGTATTTTTAGACAATCTTTCTTTTGAAATGCGGACTGCATTTGGGTTGATGTCACACCCTAAGTAACACCTATTTAGACTCTTAGCAACATCTAATGTTGTACCACTTCCACAATAAAAATCAGCAACCAAATCACCTTCATTACTACTTGCTTTAATAATTCGTTCAAGTATCTTTGGATGTTTTTCTGAATAATAATCTGTTTGCTTTTTAACTTTAAGTCCAGATGGAATGTCATCCCATATATTAGTTGGGATTGTACCGAGAGCAAGTTTTTCTGGTGTAATGTTAGGTCTATCTTGTTTTTTACTTACTACTGATTTATATGGCACACGGATATCTTTATCATTAAATACGAAGTCATCTGTTTTTGTATAGACAATTATATAGTCATGTTTTTTTGCAAACTCACGTTTACCACGACCACCAATATTGAATTTTATTACAATTTGATTTCTAAAATTTTCATAACCAAATATATTGTCCATCGTTATTCGTATCCAATGCACAATTCGCAAATCCATTTGTAGATAGATTGTTCCAGTTTTTGAAAGTACTCGTTTCATTTCGTGCAAACGAGGAATATAATGAGAATCTATTTCGGAACGAACTGGTTGTAGATCGTCATAATCCTTAAATTTTTTTCCAGTTCCGTATAATATATCACAATATATTAAATTAATTGACTCTGAATCTAATTTTTTTAGAAGTGATAAATTATCACAATGATAAATTTGGTTACCCGAAGGTTTCACTTACTTAAATCTTACTGCCTTCAAATCTTTTCATTTCTCCGTTATTGTATCGATAACGGACTTCAACTTCAACAATTTCTTTTGAAGAACCATATCCTTCTTCTTCAACATCGTATGTTAACAGATTTATGGGTCTCTTCATTATTTCATGTAAATAGGCCATTGTACCGGTTGCATACTTAATATCTAAAGGTCTGCCTTCAAAGTCGTGTCTTAATAAAATCTCTGTGTTCTTATATTTCATATTTTCCATATAAATTACAGGTCTTCCCATATTGATATGACGATTGATAAGTTTTTCTTTTATCTTTTTGTAATCTTTGCTAACAACAACATACTTGTTTTTTGACTTGTCTAATGCATATTCAAAGTATTCATGCTTTTCGCAAAAGTCTTTTGTAAAAAACTCATTTAGGAATGTAACATCATTATAGTTCTCACGAACTTCATAAAGTTTTTCACGACCAAGATTTAGGTTCTTATTCCAATATCTTTTTTCATCACCATTGTCACACATTTCATATTCTTTACCGAATTTACCTTTGTTCCAACGATCTTCAATGTCACGCAATAATGTATTTCCAAGTTTATATGGATTGTTCATATTATACTTTCCACCTAAAACTCCTGCATGGTGTTTTGCATAATCGAATATTCCATCGTCTCCAGCAAAATTACAAGTTGCCATAATATAAGAATCCCAATAACTTGCCCAACCCTCGTTGAGAACTTTTGTCATTCCTTGTGGACGATAATAAATTGCTTCGTCACGAATCATGCTAAGTACGTTTTGTTGCCAAGGTTCTAAACGACAATGATTTATAATCATCAACATGATATCACGTTCAGGTTGCAATGGAAATTTGTTTTCTGCTAACTTTTGTCGTTCTTCACGTTCTCTTCTTTGCTTTTCAATATAATGAGAAGGATTTACATACTTGTCCATATATTCTTTTGTATCAAGACGAGTTACGTGTTCACGTGGTTGACGATCTTCAAAGTTAAACTTAGTTGCTTTCTTCAAATTACTTTCACGATAGCAAAGTGAAGGATCAATTAAATCATCAATTGCCAAGGCCGCATTCAAAAAGTCTTTTACTTTTTTACGACCAAAACGATCCATATACATACGAATTTTATCACTATGATTTGCCATAACATTCATCATATTACGATTCGTGTGCTTGAACATAATATTGTTCTTAAAGAAATCACTATGAGCAGTTGCGTGTGCTACAACAGTTAAATTATCAACAATAGGGTTATTTCTTTGCAGATACATATATGTTGGGTCTGTATTTACAACCATTTCATAAATCTTACCCATGCCATGATGATACTGATAGTGAAGTTGTTCAAATTGTTGTCCGAAATTAAAATGCGGATAACGAACAGGAAATCCACCATAGGCCGCAATTTCAACTATTTCGTCCGCATCAAATTCTTCAATACACAATGGATACGGATCAAGTCCATTATCGTAACAAGCCTGTAAACACTCAGGTATAAGAGCAGCCAACTCTGGACAAACTCCTTCATTTAAACTATGACTTTCCCATGCAATTCCCATTAGAACGGTACCTCCTCTTCAGCAGGTGTTAATAATTTTTGAAGTGTTTTAAATACATCGGATGCTGAATCCATTGATGCAGTAACAATTGTGTTTGGATCAAGATCACCAGTTGATAATTGTGCTTGAATTGCTGGTATAAATGTTGCCCAACTTCTGATTGCTTTAACCTCTGTAATTCCTATTAAATTTGCATATGTTTGCATTTTTTTCAAATACTCAACACATAAATCATTATCAGAACCAAAGTTTTCTCCGTCACTTAGATAAAATACATAAATGTTCCACTCGTTTAATGGAAATGCCTTTTCCACTACATCATTGACTAAATGAAACGCACTACTTATTTGAGTACCACCACCACTTTTATATTTATAGAACTTTTCTTGATCTACTTCTTGTGCGTGGTGATCATGAACAATATACTTAACTTGAGTTTCTTGATAAAATCTACGAACCCAATTGTCTAAGTACCAACACAACTCACGAACCAAACCTCGTTTTTCGTCGTCCATACTCGCAGAAATGTCGGACACAAAAAATATGGCTGCATTAGTGTCAGGTACTTCAACTGAACTCCAACTTCTGAATTCTTTGTCGTCTTTAATAGGATAAAAATTAGATAAATCTTCAGGATTGTAGTCTTCGGAAGAAATCAAACGTTTAAACGCATTTTTCAGAGTTTTGCGTTTGTGAAGCAAACTATTGTTTCCAACTTTTGCAATACGATTCCATTTGATTTTTTCTTTTACCATTTCTCCATTATCTTTTGGTTTTAGATTTGGTAATTGAAGTTCTTCTCCTATCATATCAAAATAAGCATCCATGCTAATTCCGACATCGATTTCGTGACCATCTCCTTCACCTTCACCCCCTTCACCAGGTTGGCCACCTTGGCCACTACCTTGTTGTTGGGGTCCTTCACCGACTTCGTCACCAACACCGGCTTCTCCGTTGCCGATTCCACTTCCATCGGCAGGTTGTCCGTAACGAAAACTTGGAAGTTCTACATGAGGAACTCGTACCACAACGAAATCTTTTCCACGTCGTGATATTCTTTGACCACTCTTAATGTGTTTTTTAAGTTTATCATCAACATTTCCCTTGACGATATCCCTATACTCACCATGATCTTCTCTTATTCTGCGTGATGGCATAACTAAGTCCGTTGAGATTACTCTTCGTCATCGTCTGCGTCACCACGTGCGAATATACTTCCAACATAAGTAAGAACATCTGACGCACTATCTTCATCGTATCCAAACGAAACAATAAGACGTTGCTTCAATGCGTCTATTTTTTCAAGAAGTTCCTTATCAACTACAGTTGCAGTATCTTGTGCAAGAGCAGACAACTTGATACTATCTTTAGTATCTTCAAACAACTTCTTTTCAAGTGCTTTGTAAAGTTGCTCGTTTGAGTCATACTTAAACTCCTTACCTTTGGCGGCAAGTCCACCCATATAGTTCATAATTTCTCTACGAAAATCGTCTTTCATTCCAGTAGAAATACCAATTTTTTCTTCAATACTACGCATCAAAGTTTCGTTTGCAGTTTCTTCTTTTCCAGTTACAGGATTTGTAACTTTTTCATCTTGAATATATGCAACGATGTTATCAATGTAGTTGGTGCAAAGTGCTTTTATTGCTTCTTCACTACTACTAAGTGCTTGTTGTACTTCTCGTTTCACAATTCTATCATATTCCTTTTCTACAAGTTCAATACGTTCAAACATAGACTTTTTATCATCTTCGTTTAAGAACCCACTATAACTTTTAAGTCCTTCACGAATTTGTGCAAACAACATAAATGGATTTAAACTTTTAGCACCCATTCTTGGATTAACGATTGCATTAGAAAACTGGTTCTGAATGAAACGAGCAGAAACTCCACCATACAATCCTTCTTTTGGAGATTCTTCTTGCATTTCTTTTACGTGTTCATCTGTGAATCCATGTACACTTTGACCATTGTAAAGTTTTGCTTTTTGAATGATGCTCATGTCTTGCTTTGAACTTTCTTCTAAACGACTTACAACTGCAAACAATGCAGCCAAGTATGTTGTGTGTGGTGCAATATGCTTGTTTACGGTACTTTTGTTATAGAAGTGATCATAAATTTTCTTTTCTTCAGAAATTTTAAGAAGATAAGGAATATCAATTTTGATAGTTCTATCACGCAATGCTTCCATGAATTTATTATTGGTTAATTTTTCAAACTCAGCATTATTAGTATGCCCTAGAATAACTTCATCAATTGGTACTTGGTTAAAACGTCGTGGTTTTACACGATGCTCTTGAGTTGCACCAAGTAGGTCATATAGGAATTCTGTTTGAAGTTTGAGAATTTCTTGGAACTCAATAAGACCACGATTGGAGACTAAAAATTCTCCGTCAAAATCAAATGCACGTGGGTCACTTTCACTACCATACTCTGCTAACTTACGATAATTGATATCACCGGTTAACTCGGTTGCATCTTGTGATTTTTCATCCTTGGGTTGGAATGTTCCGATTCCCACACGGTTCTTTTCTGATAAAACGACTCTTCTAACAACGACATGGTCTAGAACCCCGCGGTAATCACCCCCGTGCATTTCCATTAGTTGGTTATAGTAATACTCGTTTACTGGATTCAATGCTCCATCAAGTTTTAACTTATAATCATCACTGGAAATATTTTTATTTAAATTATCAATCACTTCGTTACGGACATTAGTAGGAAGCAATTTTAATGGTTCTTCGTTCATTGGACATGGAACTAATTGCTCTTCACCATTTTTATCTGCGATTTTCCAACTAAAAGAATACAACGCACCATCTTCTGTTGTTGTGTATTCTTCAAGTCCTTTTTTGAGTGCAGTTACAATTGTTGATTTACTACTACCAACGGGTCCGTGTAGTAATATCACCCTTCGTTCTGGACCATAGTGTCTACTTGCACTTTTTAAAATGTCCATAAATTCCATCAAGTTTTCTTCAAGACCATAAATAGAGATGTCACCAAGACCTTGAAAAAACTTATATTTAACATATTGCCTTTTGCAATACTTAAATTCTTCTGTTCCGTGTGACATTACCATATCATAAAGTCTTTGATATGAATTTCTTGCAACACGTGGATTTTCTTCAATCATTTGCAAATAATCCCAAAATGAACCTGTCCAATTAAGAGTCTTGTATGTTTTTACCGAATCGTCATTTTCTGATCTGATTAAAGATTCAAGTGAATTTGTTTTTTCTTTTTGTCGTTTTTTGTTTTCCATAACCATTACCTTATATTTTTTTTGTTAGTGAGTCAAATATTAAATTAGATGTTAAGTATTTTAAATAATTTTGTTGGAATTAACTTAACATCAGAATTACCACCAGTCAACATAATTGAGTTAGAATAATCATTCCAGTTGATTTCGTATGATTTATCAAGGACTCCATTGTTTAAGTGTTTAATTAATGTATTCATAGAATTTATCGTATAGATTGAGTTAGAATCTTTTTTTCTATGAACACTAATTGTGTTTTTGTAAAATCCATCTTTTCTTATATTATTGGAATTTACATTATATGTCAAATATATCTGGTCTAAATTATCTAAATTTTGCAAACAATATATTTTCCCGAAAACTACTGTGTAAAAATTGCAGATACTTTTAACTTCTCTTTCATAATTGAGAATGTCCGTGAATGTGCATAACAGTTGTGTATTCATATTGTATATAACCTTTTACAGAATAAATATACATAAATTTTAGCAAACACTTAACTTAGACATATCTCCGTAATTTTTACCGATATAAACTCTCAAAGGAAATTTATTATTATCTGTAAGATTTTCAATAATTTTTTTTGTATGTGAAATTTCAGACTTATGTAAATCAACTATAAATGCATCATAATGATATAAAATTACTTTGCTTTTTAATTTTGAAAATTCACTATTAAGATACAATGCTAATTTTGTATTTCTTTCAGTTTCGGCACTTTGTAGTAAATAATTAAAGAGTTTATATGAATTCATTGAATCATAGTTTTCTTTGTATAATTTACGATTGTATAACCAAGTTTCAATGTATCCGTTTTTATTAAATGATGCCCAACATGATTCTACATATTTTACAACTTCGGCCATAAAAGGAATATGTTCTTTTACATCATCAGCGATTCCACCGTAAATTAAGTTAAATGTAATTTTTTTGGACATCTCATATTCTTCTTCAGTCAACTCTTCTTTATCGTAATAAAACTTACCAAAATATTCATGTAAAGAAGATTCAGGTAATGAAAAGTTTATATAATCAGCAAACAATCTTAAGTGATAACTTTCATAATCAACCATAAACAAAACACCATCTTTACCAAATCTACTCTCAATGGAATCTTTTTCATTTTTCTTTGAATTCAAAGCCGCAAAGTTTATTTTTCCAAATCTATTACTCGGACGAGTAGTTGGAGTAAAATAGTTATATTGACTATATACACATCCGTTATTGTGAATCAAATCAGTTGATCCTAAATTATATACCTCACGATTTATATAAACTCCATTCTTTTCAATTTCATAAAATGCTTTGCATAAATCACTCGAAAAGTTGCAATTTTCATGTGTGTTTAAATGAGGTTTTAAAAGTTTCAAGGTATCGTTGAAACTTTTTTTAATTAACATTATTGGTATTGAACGAATATCAGAATTATTAAGTGGCAATTTATATTCAAATAATTTACCTGCCTTACAATACATTTCAAATGATATATCAGTATACGAACTAACATCACTTACATACATTGAATCTTTTTTATTTAGTATGTATTTTTTACAATTGCTATTGTTGATATAGTTTAATATATTTTTATTCATTAAGACTACATCAGGATGACTAAACGAAATCAAAAAAAGAGAATCAGTCTCTAGATGATAAATTAACACAACACAGACTCTCTTAGAAACAGGATGATAATTTGGTTCAAATAAATAATAAAAAAGTGCAGTTCCACTTTTTAAAGTATCACTCAATAACTTTACATCGTCTTTTGTTTCAATACACAAAAACATCTTGGAAAATATAATATAATAATATTTTCAATTTGTCAATTTGCTTTGTAAAATTCAGTAAGACTTTTTATTTTATTTTGCACATCTGGCATTTTTTTACGAAGACGATTGAATGCTTTTTCATTAAAGTCAATTACTCCTTCCTCTACCCGTATACCATTGTCATACTCACTTCTATAAACACCTGAAATTTTCCAACGCATGAGTTCACATCTATAAAATGGATTATTTTTAAGTTCATTATACTTTGCCACATCTACCTCAAAAATTACTCCATTTTTATCACTTGATTTTATTGCAAAGTAACGAGTAAAGTATTTATTCTTGTAGTCATCATCATCTGGTTCTATTTTTACCTGCTCAGGAAACTCACTAAAAGTGGCTGCCTTCAACGAACCCTTCCTTGATAAAAGATCAGTATATATTTTTTTGTTAAGATACTCGTCTGTTTCCATTATCCACTTCCATTTACACTTGGTATATATTCAGAACCAATCGTTGTAATCCAATTATTATCAGAAATATTCTGAGCAACTGATTTTATTCTCCAATGGCCATTTATAAAATAATGTGTCGGTACACCTGTACACGCAAATACATCTAGTAATCGTAAACCCTCAATCCCGTCAAGTTCCATTGTAAGTTCGCAACCATCAAGTGGCATATTGTTTTTTACACAATTTAACTTATGATCATCAACCTTCATGCTTTTCAATACACGATTTTTATTTGGATCGACCATTTCAATATCATAATCAAAAGCACTCCAATCATTATCAGCCGCAACCAAAAATTTTTCTTCAGATTCTATTTCATCTTCTTCATCGTCTGACTCACCCTTTGGACTTGAAGGTTTTTTACTTAATACTTTTGGTTTAGCATTTTTAAGCAACCTATCTTCTCTTCCTCTTGCGTAAAACGCAGCCTGTGGATTGTCTTTTGCATCTTCTTCACCAAATAAAACCATACCTTGTACTTCGGCCGCACACGATACATCAAGTGATAAACTTTTTACTATACTATTTTTAGTGTGAGATTTAAATCTATATGCTTGATCTTCTTTTTGTATATCATATGCAGTCACTAAACCAGGATACCTTCTATCAACTATTTGTACTTTGTTATCATTTGAAACCGCAGTATTTGGTCCAACTAAATCAAAATCCCATATACCACCAGCTGCTTCTGAAACTTTTTTTAATATGTCTTTTAGCATTTCTGTTATATTTGAACCATTCAAAACTGCATCTTTAATAACATTGTAATTGACATATAAATCCTGAATTCTTCCACTATAACCTTCTGTTTTTACTCCACCCGTTAAGGTCGCAAAGTCTGGAAATGGTTTAACAGCATCTGGATATTCCGCAGGAACATAACCAGATAAAATTTCATATAAATTATCACGGGGTGATTGTTTCAAAGCAGTATTTACATTTGTTAATTTTTTTCCAAGTTCAGAATTTATAACTGCTAATACGGCAGATGCATTGTCAGAATTTCCAAGTTGTAAATCTTTTCGTATTTGAGACACAACTTGATCGGTAGTTCCACTGTTTCTTTCACTTATTTTTTGATTTCTTCTCGGAGACATCGCATTGGGTATCAATAAAACCTTTCCGTCTGTTGATTTTATGTTTGGGTGAGCAACGCATCTTGAATTATCGACTTTAAATTCAAATAAACCTATATTTGTTTCTTTGGATTTTTTTGAAAAAAATCTGTTTATTATGGTAACTAAATAACCAATTGTTATATATGCATCCTCTTTATCTGAGTGATAAGTTTCTTTACCAGATGCACTTTGATCAAATTGAAAAAATCTTCCTTTTGATACTTTCATAGCACCAACTTGACCACTTATTTCTGCAATAGAATCTTCTCCCATATCATACCATTCATGTGGGTCTTCATCACCTCCTAAAATTTCGTCTAATTTTGTTTCAACAAACAACTTAAAATCTCTTACACGTTCGTCTGGATCCTCTTCTTCACCATCTTCATCTTTTTTTTCTTTTGTTGCTTGATTATCTAAAGATGATGAAATTTTTGACATACTTGTTACTTTTATTTCACAATCGTATCCTCCGTCTTCTCGTAAGTTGTAACTATAATTACTTATCATCCCTATTGCAAATGAATAATTTCCTTTTCCTTTTTTCAAATGATTACTAGCAAGAACTGGATCAGTAAACATTCCAATCATACCCTCTCCTTTTTCATATCTATATTCTTGCTCTTCATCAATGTCATTATCTGATATTGGATCTTTTCCTTCGTCAAGTGCCCGCAAGTTATTTACTTTAGTCAATCTTTTCTGGTTTCCTTTAAAATAATCTCCTTTTGCAGTTTTAATGGGTCTACCTAAATTTGTAGAATCGAGCAAACATTCTCTTGGATACGTATTCCACCCCCATTCTACTACACACGATATTCCAACTTTAAAAAAATAGTCATCCATATAATCTAACTGGTCACGACTATGAACTACAAAGTTAACAGTTGTTTCTCTGAAATTTCGTCCTGGTTCTTTATCTTCAGATGTTATTGATGTTATTCCAGGAGAAGGACGGTGTTTAAAATCTTCTTCTTCTATTGTGTGATCAAAAGACGGAGGTGTAACTTTTTCACTTCCTTCACTTGTCCAACCTCTACCTAAATAAGTTTTTCCACCTCCTTGACCGGTCGTAGGATCAAATCCGTATTGCTCATGGAATCCATTTTTGTAATTTCCATTTTCATCTTTTCTATTAAAACCATGCATTTCAAATCCATATATTGGCAATTCTGTTTCTGGATCTTTTCCAATTGCATTTGAAATAACTCTCATCCAAGGTGCTTTTGGTCCTCTATAAATTGTTTCACTATATTCTTCGTCAAAACCTGCATCGTTACTCATTTTAATAGAGGTATCATTTGCAAATTCTCCTCCGGTTGTATAATACATTCCAAAGTTTTTTTCACGTCTTGCGAATTCATTTCTAACCCAAGGACGAACATGAGTTGTACCGAATGCACTTGGTTCACCGATACTCGATGTTTCATCCATAAAAGAACCTTTTGGTGGTGGTTTTGCTTCACGGGTTTTTAAATCATTTTTTGCGGCCGCTTTTGACTCAAACAATGGTTTTTCTTTTCCTGTTGCTGATGTTGTTTCTTTTAACGCATCTGCGATTTCATTACCACCACTACCACCATCACCACCAGGAGGAAATCCACCACCAAGCAAACCACCAAGACCACCTGCTAAATCGTTTCCCCCACCACCAGCAGAGTTACCAAATCCACCCATCATACCCGCCAATTTTCCAGTAAGACCACCACCGGAGTTAGATTTACCTCCAAGAAAATTATTTATATTTTTTTTACCTGTGTTTTTTTCTGGAAATAATCCTTTTGCTTTGTTGATTAAATCGTCACCTATTGCCATTGAATTACTTTCTACGTATTAATTTTAATATGATCCTGAATTACCTCACTTATATTTTTTGGAATTCTCAATTGAATACCGGGTTCTGCATACATTTTTCCTGCGATTCCATTTGCCGATGCAATTACCCACCAATACGAAGGATTGTCATAAAACTTATATGCAAGGTGATCTAGTCTTGTTTTTTCTACTACTCTAATAAATGAATCGTTTGGTCTTGGTTTTACACGATTTAACAATGTAGTAGTTACAATATTTTTTTCGTTTTCGTTTTTAGTTTTTTTAGTGTATGAATATCTCATTTTATACTTTACTTAAATTTTTGTTGAATTCCGCAGGTTTTGTTTCATCATTTGAATTTTTCACAAGTGTTCCAAAGTGATTTTGAATTGTTTCTGGTGTTTGCTTTTCCAATACCTTCATTGATACATTCAATGTACACATGGTTGGATAACGTGCAACTTTTACTCCTTCTTTTTTAATAACTCCGTTTGCAAACATATATTGATTCTTTTTGTATGATCCATATTCCTTATCTGCATTTAAAAGTTCCCAAGTTGCTTCTTGTGGAATTGTAGTGGAAACCGATGTAATTGTTACAGGTTGATTTCTGTAAATGTCTCCTAAATTAAATTTTACCAATGGTGGTATAATGAATCCATTGTCTGTATACTTTGCAGGTTTTGTTAATCCAGTCATGTAGTTAATTCGTTGCCACATAGGTAACAACTCTTCTATACTAAATGCAACAACATTAAAATCAATAGACATTGTTCGTGTAAAACCATTGTAGACCGATACTTCATCCGCACGGCCAAGATAACGAGTATTTGTCCACTCTGCATCTGATTGATCTGATAGTGAGTTTATAAACGAACGAAATGGAACATATTTTTTGTTTACAAGGTCGTGGAAATATAAAGGAATAAAATCATCTTTTGCCCACTCAGGCATTGATCCATCATTAGTTGCATCGGCCGCATCCAACACTCCTTTTAAATTAAACGCATCAGCACGCGGATTGTCATTACCCACTTCAACTGATCCAGGTAAACTATAATTTGGTACTCGTTTTTTTCCTAATTTAAATGGATTATCTTTAAATAATTGTTCATATGTCAATTCACCAGATTTTGGATCAGAACCAATTGATCTTTTTCCCGGAGTAACAAGTCCATCTTCTGCCAATTTTGATAATAAATTATAGTTTTTAATATTCTTAATTGATTTATTATCAGAATCTGCTCCTAAGTTTTTCAAAGAAGTTGTATATGTTTCATCGTACTTTGTCGTTGAATCACGATGCCGTGCTAACTCTATATTTGCATCATCGTTTGCATCTTCTTTTACATTCTTAATACCCAATCTATCCACTATAGTATTTTTTGGATGAAGTTGAGTTCCCTTGAATCTTTCGTCGGATTCGGGTAATTTACCCTTATTATGGTATCTTGAATCTATTCTACGATCAATGTTTGCATTAGTTCCGTCTGTTACAAATGCTTGATCACTTTGTGCTTCAACAGAAAAATCTTGACCTCCACTTAATGTTTCTGCACGTCTATATCGTGTTTCGTCTATTTTTGCTTGGTTTACATCAAATGTTACAGACGGTGGATCGTATACAAACTTTCTTCTATTGAATAATGTTTTTTTGTAGGATCTGTCCGAGACAATTAAATGAGAATGATCGTTTGAAATATCTTTAAGTTCTTTTCCGTCTCCGTCTTGGTAAATACTGCTGAATAAAGATGATCGTTGTCCCTGATCAGATTCTCCGGTTGAGTTTTGGGACGCATTTGATAATGTTTCAAACGATTCACTGAATCTTAGAAATTTTCCGTCAACTGGATTTGCACTATTTGGTAAACTACCACCTTGGGGTAATTCTCCACGTGGTTTATATATAATTTGGTGTTTATCAGTTAAATACTTTTTAAGAAATAAATCTTTTTCAGTTTCACCAGATGGTAATCTACGTGGAACTTGTGCAAGTGGGTCTGGATTTGAGTCGGAATATCCCGATGTTAATGTATTTTTGTTGTTTCCTGTTATAGTTGGATCATTATTTGTTCGTTTAGGATCACCTGCATTTACTTGTGCAATTTTATCTTGAACTTTTTTTGATTCACGACCAAATGCAATTTCTGCACCGAGTGTTGTGTATGATACAACATTAGTTCCACCTCCTTTTGGTCCAATAATATTTGTAGCATACATTGCTCCGTAACGGTCTGTTTCCAAATTGTTTCTGTAAAACGAACCATCTGATGCAGCCGATGTATCACCTAATCCATAGTCTGACTCGGACATTGGTTTTTTAAATGTTCTAAAACCACTTATTTTAACTTGTCCAGTTGCGTTTTTATTTGTATCAATTTTAACACCATCTGTACTAAATCTATTTTGATTAGTTGTGTTTCCATACCCAAAGAAATTTACACCCTGACCATTATCCGTATCCATTGCGTTCGACCATGTAGTCGGAGTCTTTTTATGTTGTTCATCTATACCAGGTGCCGAACCAGCAATAGGTGCAGGCATTGCAGTACGATAAGCACTATTATCAAACAACCATCTTTTTTCGAGTGGTTTTCTTTTTTGCCTATCTGCTCCTGTTTTGAACTCAGCAAAATCGGTTGAGTCACCTTTGTCAAATAACCCACCGAACATATCTGTTATCCACGATGCCATGCAAAATATAAATATACAAATATATTTTTTTTAAGTCATCAAGGAGCAGCCTTGGCAAGTTGCTTTTCAACTTTTTTACCATCAAGATTAACTCCGAGTTTTCCAGACTTCATAAGAGAAATTAATTCATCAAGTCGTTCTTCAACCCCGGCATTACTTGCACTTTCTCCGGATCCAGTTGGCATACCGGGTGCAGCCGGAACAGATGCAACTTGCTGTACAACATCAGTCATTGGAATTGCACCAGCACCTCCACCTGCCATATCTTGAGTGGAAGGACCACCTTCTCCTCCTCCTTCGGCAGATGCTACTCCCAAAATTCCTAGTTCAGATTCACCTAAACTTTGAATTACACTACACAAATCAGTTAAAGCAAGAGTTAATGCGTTAATTCCGACTATTGCGGCCTCGTAGTTAGCAGGATCACTCATAAGTGTTATCAAGTCTTTAAATGGACTTATTCCTTTTTTGATTTCTTTCATTCCATCACCAATCAAACCGAAACTTGTTCCAATTGAAGTAAATTTATTTATTGCTTCCATTTCTATATCTTCAATTTCATCAAACAAATCTTCCATACCATCCGCAATGTCCTCAAGAATATCTTCTGCATCTACATCGGATAAAGCAGACATAGACGAAGCAATATTTTTAAGACCTTTGGCTGCCGTATCTAATTTATCTGCATTTTCTCCTAAATTAATATACATTGCAAACGGATCGTCACTTGAGAATATACTCATTATGCTTGCCCCAAGTAAAGCCGCACTCATCACCCCAATTGCACCTGCCAACATAAGTATTCCGGCCGAAGCAATAAAGAACATAGGTGCTAATAACCCAATCATTCCAAGTGACAATAATACTGCTAAACCATTTTCACTTATTGTTGCAATAGAAGCAGATAACAATGCAAAACCTACTGCTAAAGCCGCAATTCCCACACTTGCAAATAATGCACTAACACTAAATGCAAGCAATGCACCACCCATTATTCCAAGTGCGGCTGCTCCTAATATAATAAATGGTATCATTACACCAAATCCTACAAAAGTTGCTCCTAGTAACATAATTTTTGCTATATCTTCAAATGTCAATAATTGTAATGCAGATACCATCATCGTAAATGCACTTGCAATTAACATTGCACCTACTCCTGCAAAAAGAGCCGCAACTCCAAATGGAATCAATGACAATCCTAATAGTGCAATCGCAGCCGCACCCATAGCAATTGGAACTATTAAGTTTCCAAGAACTATTGCCATAACTGCTAATACTCCAAGTGCAACCATTCCAGCAAGGACTCCTGCCCAGTTGACACTACTAAACATTTGAAATGCAAATGCAGCCGGTAGTAATGCAATGCCCAATACTGCAATTGCGGCCGCACCTTTGATCATGGATGTTGATCCCTTCTCAAGAAATTTAGAAGCAACTACAAGTGCAGTTAATCCTATAATTCCTTTTGCCACACCATCCCAACTAACTTTTGAAAATGCTTGGAATGCCTTTGCAGATACAAACAATGCACCAGATAAAATGAGCAAGGCCGCAGATGCTTTTATTATTTTGCCCATATCAATTTTATTAAACGCATCTAAAAACTTTTTAAATTTATCACCCTTCTTTGGATCGACATCAGGAACCATATCTCCTCCCTTTGATTTATCTCCTCCACCAAACATTCCTTTAACCTTATCCAT